GAAAATTATGGGATGGAAACCACCACAAAGACCAGCGTGGGTGAAGGCTTATATGCAAATGCCTGGACATATAAGGGTGCAACTTTTACTTCTGACGATATTGGCGACCAGTTCGGTTACGTCTACAGGATTACAAATATCCAGTCGGGTAAGCAATACATCGGGAGGAAATATTTCGTACAGAAACGAAAGCCTAGAGGCGGCGGACGCAGGAGGACGAGTGAGAGTAACTGGAAGCAATACTGGGGTAGTTCTAAGGAACTTAATGCTGACAGGAAACGCTTGGGGTCGGATACCTTTAGTAGAGAAATCCTCTCCACCCATGCCACAGCAGGAAGAGTAAATTACGAAGAGACGAGACAGTTATTCCTACATAACGTGCTAACTGAAGCCCTTGACAATGGGGAACCAGCATATTACAATAGCAATATTCTAGGACGTTACTACAAGAAGGATTACTTTGATGGAATTTCAAATGGGGAGGACTCATGAAGAGGTGATGCTTGAGTACATCATCGATAGATTACATCTCCTCGTTGATGAACAAAGATATGAAGATGCTATAGCCTATTGGGAAGAACATGCTGAATTGTTTAGATCATGAATAATGAGGAAGAGTACCTCCAAAAAGGTGCGGAACTTATTAGAGACCATGAAATAAGTTTAACTGAAGAGGAGATGTTAGATCTTCTTCAGATTAAGTATAGATGGCCAGAACCAGCGATTGAAGTTATTAATCAAGTTGGTAATACATCTAATGGTTTCTTTGATCAAAGGAAGTTTTTAATATATGAACGGTGGAAAAGACTTTATGATTTAGGATTCACTACACTCATGAGTAATGTAATGGATCTTACTTCTGAACTTAGATCTCTTGATGATAAGTTATATGAGTACAAAGGATCAGAGACTAATGCCAATTTATATTTTAGTTCTGGTACTACTATAAAGAGACCAAGTTTTGATCCACATAATCATGATTATCATGTGATTGTGAAACCCATATATGGATCTTGTGTGTGGGAAGTGAATGGTGAACAATATATTGCTGATCCAGATGGAGTATTAATACTACCATCAGGCACTATGCACTCAGTTGTGGAGAATAGAGAACCCAGACTGTCACTAACAATTAATATGTCAGGGTAGTGAAAAGATATATAGAATATCTGAACAGTGTTGGAGCTGCTAAGATTCCTCATAGGGAATCTGATTTGTTAACACATTCAAGAAATGTTTCTGACATGCTACGTGACTACGGTAGACCCGTGGACGAACAAGTAGCAGGTCTTTTTCATTCAGTGTATGGTACTGAATTCCAACAATATAAAATAACGATACCAAGAGATACGATTGCGTCTTTGATAGGAGAGTACTCTGAGTCTATTGTTAATTTGTTTTGTACTCTGAATGATAGAGCTCATACAATTTTGTATGGCAAAGGTTTAAAAGATCCAATTAAAGAAACTCTTCGGTGGTTAGAATACTGCAACATCAAGGAGCAGGATCCTAATGCACAGATTTTAAGAGAGTTTGAACTAGTATTAAAGGTAAAGACTAATGGTAACGGCACAATGTAAAGTTTGTGGCAGGGAGATAGTGGGAAGTCATAAACCACAGGGATGTGGGTGTTCTAACCACATGATTGTTCAGGATGATACAGTTACCGCTGTAGATTTAGATAACGTAATATTAATTCAATCTAAAGATTCTGTTAAAAGTGTTGACATTCTGACAGTTGATGATATAAATTATCAAGAGAAGCGTCGCAAGCGCAAAATCCGAAAACTAACCTACGAAGAACGATGATCAACCTCGACGAGAAGTACCACGATTATTTGACAAGCCCAAAGACCTTGCGAATCGATGGTGTAAATGAACGTTTAAGAGGATATGGTTTCCACTGTGATGGAAATGACATTGTTGGGTACTACTTGACAACAGATAACTACAAGTTGTACTATAATAATAATGAACAGTTTATACGGATGGAAGCCCTCGCTGAAGTTGCAGCTGCAGAGAAAATTGAGGTCTAAGAAACTGTATATATAAATTATTAATACGAATTAGTTTTTGAGAAAATGAATCAATTACCTGATGCCCAAGTCTTCACTATTGCAAGAGGAAAGAGTGGCAAACTTCTTAGAAAAAATACTCATGATCTCTGGAAGAATAAAGATGTTTTACTTGTTGGGGTCAATGGTGCTTTCACACCTAAAGATACTGAGTTGGTCTTAGGATATGAAGAGAACTATCAAAAGATTATTGATGAGACCGTTGTTGATGAGATCTATATTATCTCTATGAATGACCCATATGTTATGAGAGCATGGTTCAAGGACATGAAGATCAAGAAGTTGAAGCATCTTCCTGATGGTAATGGTGCCTTTTCAATGAGACTTGATCACCAAGGTGGTATGTCAGGTGGACTGACCGTTAATGAAATGTATAATAGAGGAATGGGTAAGAGAGGATGGCGTTATGCTATGTTGATAGAGAATAATATTCAGATGGGATACATTGAAGAAGAAACACCAGATGGTGCTGAGAGTAGAGATAATTTACCAGAAGACTCAATAGAACTTACAACGTGGGATAAATCTTTAGCATTCTTAAAGGGAAGAGAACAGGGAGAACGAATTAAAACTAGTAACTACCATGCGTATGATCAATCATTACCCCAATGAAGAAGATTAATCTTCAATATCTTGAAGAACATATGGACGAGGTATTGGACAATGCCAGAAATGGAGAGTCCTACTTTATTCAAACTCCTGACGGAGAGATAGCGTTGGTTCCAGACAAGGACAGATTAAAGTCCTGTATTGATTCTGGAACTGCTGTGCCTATAGAGGACAGCCACTTATGGAACCACGATGATGGTGCTTGACACAACTGAATAACTAGACTAAAATATTCAACGTAAACCACATCCAGAGTCATGAACTCTTTTACGGATAAGTTCAAGAAGAATCTAGAAGTTTTAGAAAAGGCAGTTGATCAGGGGTTCGCTCTTGATTACAAATATCCAAAAATCTATAAGAAGGTTTTGAGATATTATAAGAGTGAAGGATACCAGTTCAGTGAAGAAGATCCAGAACAGGAATACACATCTGTTATTAATTTAATTGCTGAGGACTTAAATGGCAGAGGATAAACATGGATTCAAAATCCAAGAATATCCTAATCCATTAGAGACTGTTCGCAAGTCACTTGAGAATTGTGAACAGTTATGTGGGTTAGATAAGAAGACAGTAGAAACAATACTCAAGGGTGAGTTCCACCAGTATGAGACATTAAACTCAGTTGGTAGATCATCTAAGAAAATTATCATTGAGTACGATATTCAACAGAAGAAGGATGACTGAACCCTCCTTACCAAAGAAGGCAGAAAATTTAACAAGGACTGCCTTCGATATTATAAAGGAGTATGTTCATAAGGGTACTATATTAGTACCCGAAGAGATAAGAAAAGCTCGTATAGATATATGTAATGACTGTAATAGACTTGATAAAGAACGGTTAGTCTGCAGAGAATGTGGATGTTTTCTAGTTAATAAGATCAAGTTTAATGCTGCTAGATGTCCTTTAGATTATTGGTAAAATGAAACCACCACTTGAAGCTGTACAAGGTAACCCACCTGAATTTGATATCACAGATTTCATTGGTGTCTTTCCTGACGCAGTAGAACCTACCTTTTGTGATTACTTATGTCAGTATGTGGATCAAGCTTCACAAGTTGCACCAAGGAATTTTACGCATGTAAAGGATAAACAAATTTGTTTAGATGCCTTCTCGCCTGGTGAGGCAAAGGGGTTGATGGAATATGTTAATGGATGTTTGTTCTATTATATAAATGAGGTTTCATATCTTACTAACTTCAGTTATATAAGTGCATTGGTTTTGTTGCAGAAAACAGAACCAACACAAGGGTATCATATGTTCCACGGAGAAAATATTAATTGGAACGTATCTGATAGGACGTTGGCATGGATGGTATATCTTAATGATGTAGAAGAGGGTGGAGAAACAGAGTGGTTGTATCAACAACGTAAAATAAAACCAGAGAAGGGAACAGTTGTTATATGGCCTGGCAGTTTCACTCATCTGCACAGAGGTAATCCTCCTATGAGTGAAAAGTATATTGCTACTGGATGGTATCAAGGTAACATTGGTCTTCCTCAAGTACATACTGCAGGGATAAATGATCAACAGTACATGGATTCTATGGCATCATGACAAGAATATTGGTTACTGGTCATGAGGGATTCATTGGTAAACATGTTTTCAATGACCTCAGACATGAACAAGGTTATGGATATTTGGTAGATGGATTAGATAGACCAGAGGATATAGGAGACTGGGTTGGCCCTTCTGGTATGTTTGCAGAACATTATGATTATATTATTCATCTTGCAGCCTATGCTGCACTAAGGGATAGTGTGGATAATCCAGAGAAGTTTTGGGAAAATAATGTAGAGAAGTCTAAACCTATCTTTGATTATTGTAGAGAGAATAATGTTAGGTTATTGTATGCAAGTTCTGCTGGAGCCCATGAATGGTGGCAGAATCCATATGCAATAACAAAGAAAGCAAATGAACTCATGGCACCACCTAACAGTGTTGGTATGAGATTTTTTAATGTCTGGTCAGAGGAAGGTAGTAGAGATGATATGTTATACAGAATGTTACAAGACAAGACTGCAACATATCTTACTAGACACAAGAGGGATTGGATTCATGTTAAGGATGTAGTCAGAGCGATTGCATATTTGATGACAAGTCAATACATAGGCCCAATTGATATTGGTACAGGAGAATCTGTATCAGTACTGGATCTTGCTAAGTCAATGGGTATGGATTACCTTCCTATTAAGGAACACACACCCAATGAACCTGATGAATTGTGTGCGGATACCACAAAATTAAGGGAGTTACGATGGTTTCCAACCGTAAAGATACTTGATAAATCCACTCATCCCTGTTATAATAAATAAGTTGCGGTTTATTTAAGATTATATGGCGCCGACCAAAAAGGCATTAGTATTAGGAGCAGGTGGTTTCATTGGAAGTCACATGTGTAAGAGACTCAAATC